AAGCCATTGAACTGCATCTCTGTTGTTGCATGTAACGCTTCCATCTGAGAGAGTATCAGCGGTAGTTGCTCTTGTGCTAATGCACGTTCGTATTGCTTCATAGCAATCTGTACAGTATTCTGAACATCTTGCTCTAGGTAAGGCATGAGTTCTTCTTCAGGTATCTTGTCAGAACCAAGACCTGCCTGAAAGTATTTCTTGATGCCATCATCCTTGATAGGCAAACCATACTTGACAGATAGCTCATCAAGACTTGAGAACTTAGTTTGTTGAGCACTAAGGATGTACTCTGCAAGCTGTGTGTCCCAAATCTTACGTCTTTGTAGTTCGTACTTCATATCGCTGCTAGTCTTGTAGAGATACATCAAATCAAAAGATATGTTGTGTCCACAGATAAAAGCATCTGGTCGTTGCACTCGTAACAAGTACTCAAACTTCTCTATGTCGTATGTACTAAATGTGTTGGTCACATCTTTGCTGCCACACATACCAAAGGCTACAACCCTGTTGTCAGGGTGCATAGGATGAGCTAGTCCTACATCTTCATTACCGTTGAGTGTTGTCTCAACGTCAATAGCTACAAATGTTTTACTCATATCTTGCTCTGATTGGATCAATTGTTACTAGGAACTGTCCGTGTCTATCTGATTCCACTTGCTTGCTGCCTCCCCCTGGGAGCTTGTTCTTAGGAACATTGATAGTACGGATCATTTCTTCTTCAGGACTCTTTGGTTCTTTGTACTTGCCGATTGTGATTACCACGTCTGCTTCACCTGGTTTATCAGTCTTGGAGCCACGGAGGGCATCCAAGCCTATGAATGGTGGGTCTTTCATGTCTACTGCTGTTGCAGACAATTGTGATGCTGCAATAACTGGGCCATACGATCTTGCAAGTTCCCTTGCCCATTTGTATATCTTGCCAAGCTTTAGGTCCTCACGTTCGTCTGACTTGAAGCCATCAACCTTGTCAAGCTGGTCAAAGACAATAAGCCCTGGGTTAACTTCTCTGAACAATGTCTCAAGGTCACGAACGTTGTTCATGTCCTTAGTAACACGTATCTTGTCTTTGTCACCACCCATGAGTGTGGTGTATGAGGCCATAGCAGCTTTGGAGTCTGCAATGAGTACTTTGCTTTCTTGTCCAAGCGCAGCTTGAACAATCCTGAAGAATACAACTGAAGACTCTTCTTCGTTGTTGACCCAGACCACAGGTCTGTCCTTGGGTAGTTGCTGTGCTAAGTAGCTGACCTCGCTTGCTAAGAATGTAGTTTTACCTACTTCTACACGAGCAGCAACAATAACGAAATTCCCAGTGCGTAGAGGACCAAGAGAACGATTGAGCGCATCCAGTCGCCATTCATAGCCAGAGCTAGTGATCCTGTCAGCAATAACAGATAAATCAGCAGAAACAAATAGCTCATCTTTTTCTATGTACCTTTCGACATCCTTAAGAGCGTTGGTTGCAATGATATGAACGTGCTCTAAATCACTAGAGCCTTCTTTGACCTTCTCACATTCTTCCATGATAAGAGCCAAGTAGTCTAACTCAATGAGAGTTTTAACAACTTCTTCGTGTGCATGATGGGGAACAAACGTCTTTGCTTTGGTAAGCATCATACGTAGTTTTACTATAGAGTCGTCTGTAAGACGCTTACTCTGGTCTGCAATTAGGAACGCTGTAAACGAGTCCCAAGAGAATTCTGTGATTGAAGGAAAAGTTTTGTAGTATTTCTCCATCCCGTCAAGGATGGTGTTGGTTTCTTTCACAACTACATGCGGCTTGATGTACCGCCTGTATTTTGAGAGGTTCTCTTTGCTTTGGGAGCAAAGATATAGAACGTCATAATCCATTTGTTTCCTTTAAATAAGTATGCTCATCAGTTCTGCTGGTGTGCATTCTTTGGGTTCTTTGTCTATGCCAAATAAGGCAACTGTGATGTTGTTTGGTAAGTAGTGTGTTAGTTTTTTGTATAGCTTTGTTGTTCCCTCCATTCCTGCTTCATCTGGATCTAACCAAATAAAGATAATTTCAATGCCTAGCTCATAAATTTGAGCTAGTGTTCTGTCTGACAGATTTGTTCTTAGTAACGCTACGGAGCTAAGACCTGTGTTGCTGTGTACCCTGTACGCACTGAGGTAGTCTTCTGTTATAACCAATGTTTTATTGCCTTTGTAGAACCAGCTTGCTTCGCCTTTGGCGTTGTTGTCGCTGTAGTAGGTGATGTACTTTGGTTCTGCTTTGAGGTTGCGTATCTGCCAGCCTATCGGCTGTTGTTCTGGGTTGTAGAGGGTCAAGGCTACTTTGTGCCTTTCCCCTTCTATGCCGTGGAAGTTGTCATCTGCTGTGTTGCAATAGTTGGTTTTAAGCCACACTTCACCTTCGGTGCTTAGTTTTGTTAGTCTTGGCTTAGCAGCTAATTTCATTGACCCTGTATCTTCTTTTTTACTGATCCAGGTTGATAATCTGCTTTGGGATAGTCCGTCTGAAGCATAGCCAGATTCGTTGCAATGGTGGCAATAAGCCACTAATCCCTTGTCTGAACGTTTAATGTATAGCCTACGTTTAGTATCTACACCTGCTGAGCATCCATCATGGTTGACATGGATTTGCTGCCCCATGTTACTAGGAGCATTTTTTAATATTAGTTGTTTGTTAATCATATAAAGCCCAAAATATATAGCCCTCCTTAGAGGACTATATGGTTTTGTAGTTTTAGATTGCGTTTTCTGATGACCCATATACCTTAGCAAAAAGCTCGCCAGCAACTTTGCGTTGTGTGTCGTTCAATTTGTTTAGATATACAAGCGTAAATGCTGCTTTGAGAGTAGAACCTGCTGACACTTTTCTACAAATACCAAACAAGGTACGAGGTGAAACAGTAAGACTAAACTGACCTGATTTGTAGCCTTGCCTGATAAGGTTGGCTAGTTTAACCAGTTCTTTAGCTGCTTTGCCTGTTACTGTAGTAGGGTATTTACTAGTAATAATCTTTTCTTCTACAGCTGGTGGTAAATAGTCAATGAAGACTGCTGTACCAAACCTGTCAAGAGTTGCTGAGTTCTGAACGTTAGTACCTGCATGAGCACCTGTGTCATCACCTTGACCCTGTGTGTTACCGATAGCAACAAGCCTAAAGTCCTTGTGGGGGATGATTTGCTTGTCTCTGGTACTACCTGGCATCTCTTTCAAGAAGAGCTTGCCATCGTCCTCTAAGAGCCACTGTAGACCCATTGAAATCTCTGGAGGAGTTACGTCCCACTCGTCCCAAGCAAATACAGCACCGTACTTGACAGCTTCTGTTGCAGCACCATCTACCCAAACAGTTGAACCATCCTTAGCAGTCAACTGACCAAAGATCATTGAGGAATCCATATCCCCAGTGCAATTAACCCGAACAAAAGGGCGATAAGTACGAGCACACAGCTGCTCAATAAGACTAGATTTACCAGCCCCTGTAGGACCGTAGCAAAGTACTTTCTCATTTAACTCCCAAGCTTGAAGAATGTCAGATGCAAGTTTTGCATCAATGACATAGGTTGAATTGATATTAGGAACAAATGCAGCGATGCGCTCATCCCAATCAGATTCTTGGAACACAGTGATTCCAAAATCATGGTCAACTTTCTGACCGATAACCTCAGAGAGGTAGATTTGATTAGGTTTGAGTCCTGTTGTAGGTGATCCTTCCATAAGTTCTTCTACCGTTTCGCATTCTGTAATTGTTTCACGTGAAACATCTGTTGATGCTTCTGTTGTTTTAGGTGGCTTACGTTTGTCAAGAGCTTCTTTCAAAGCTTTCTTAACAAGATCCTCCACTTTAGGAGACGCTTTTAAGGGTGTCATTTGAGAATTTTCCTTTCTATTAACTCAATCAACTTACTTGGTATTTCTTGTGGTTCTTTAACAACACTATGAGCTTTGTAGTAGTACTGAACTGCGTCACTACACAAACCTAAGCCATAAATGTCAACAGACTTTGATGCTTCTATCTCTTTGACCACTTTCTCTGTGAACTCTTCTAGGCCACTTGATGATTTAGACGCTGCTGGACAACCATCAGACATCACAATCAATAGCTTCTTCTTTTCCTTACGTTTGTTCAATCTGTCGTATGCCCACAGAATGTTCTCACCGTCAGGATTACCTACCATGAAATTGCTACTAAGAGCAAAATACTCTTTGAGACTGTCTTCATTTATGCGTAGATCATTGAAGCCTTTGTAGATAAACATAAGAGGCTTTGGTTCTCCAAAACCTGAGCTGCTATCTGTAAAGCCAAGAATCTCTAGCGGTATGTTCAATGTTGAACAAACTTCGTTAACAAGCAATGTAGAAGCCAAAGCGTTTAGCACTTTGTCTCCACCCATTGAACCAGACATGTCTACCAATACTGTGATAGCAGCATCCAGTGTCTTGTTATCTATTTTGTTCTTAAACACACGCTCATTAAACCCTGGTGCATTGAAGCAGATACGAGACAGCCTAGACTGATCTAATTTGCCCTTCTTGACACCATATTGAGTCTGTGACTTAGCTCTGATTTGAATTAGCCTACGTACTTGCTGAGCAAAGTTCTCTTGTGATACAAGGTTTGGAGTTATCCGCTTCTCGTACTCTTCTAAGAACTTTCTTCGTGTACTGTTTATTTCAAAGTACTTGTCTTCACCTTTTCTACGTGGGTAATCAACGACTATGAATTGTTCATAGTCAGTCAAGTCCCAAGTACCTGTAGAACCAGTTGGAGCAAAGTTAACTCCAGTCTTGCTCATCTCTTCGCCTTCATCAGGCATAGAGAACGAGAAAGCGTTTAGTTCTTCTGGTGTAAGAACAATGTCTATGACTTTGTACTCAGTAGCAGGTGGTGCTCTATCCTTACCATCATCTTCTGATTCTTTAGAGACTGTTGCTTTTTCACCACTCTTCTCATCAGAACTTCCAGCACCTTCACCTGTAGAAGGCTTTGGTGTCGGCTTTGGAACTTCTTCTGGACAAGTGTGTTCTAGCTCTGTAAGGATGTCGTACGCTAATTCGTACGTAGCTTGTGTACCTATCGTTTTATCCAATATCGAATGACAACAAACAAGACGATCAGTGAAGTTATTAAGAACATTTGTTATCTTTTTATTGGGAGTTGTTGATGCAGCAGCAAGTTCAATCTTTGGAAAGCTACTTGCTGTTATCTGAGACTCCCAACACATCAGAGCTGTTGTGAGCTTTGCAATGGCTGAAGTGTTTTTACTAGCACGAGCAAGTATTTGCTCTACCAAAATAGAACTACAGTCATCCCAATTCTCTCTAAAACCCTGATACTCCTTAGCTTCTATGACGTTGATACGAGAATCTTCTAGGAAGTTCCATACAAACATCAATAGACCCTTGGGGTTGAGGTCTTTGTTCTTAAGAACATCAAAGCTGCTAAAGCGATCATGTGCAACCTCGTGGTCAACAGATGCCATTAGCTGCTGTAGTTCCATGTCAGTGGTTCTATGAGTAATCCTAGGCAGATAGATGGTCTTGCCATCATGTCTAGGCTCATTAGCTTCCTCAAACACGATAGATATACCAGCCCTACCTGCACTGGCTCTAACGTATTTTTGAACTTCTATGGCTTTTGTAAGCATTAGGAGAACATCATCTTTTTAACTTCAGCATGAATAGTCTTAGCATCAAGATACTCAGGCACTTCCATGAGAAGTTTTAAGATTTTGTCAATGTATTGTTGATTGGTGATTTCTTCTTTACCAGGTTTCATATCTTTAATTTTGTTTTGAAGATAAGTTTTACCGCAATAACTTCCGTTATCGTCAAGCAAGCTGATACCAAGCTTCATAGAAGTATGGATAACTGATTTAGCTGATCGCCAAGGACCAGGCATAGAACCTATCTCGAATTCTTTCTTGATAAGTCTTTCAGTGTCTTTGAGTTCTTTGCTGAAGGTGTCTACAGTGCTATGCGTATACGCAACCTGTATCATCTTCTCGAAGGTACTTGTAGCTGAAGCATCTGAAACTAACGCTTCAGTTGCTGCTGCGTACAGCGGTGAGGTAATGGGTTCCACTTGGTTCTCCACGATTACGGCAAGATTGCCACCATAGCAAGCTCGTTAGAACTTGCTACAGAAGTAAACTTATTCTCCACTTGGTTCAAATTTCTCAGCTGTAAAACCAGAGTCTTCGTTTTCATGTAACCCACGATTGATGTACTCTTCTTTGAGTTCATCATCAGACATGTCTTTGAATCCAGTTACACCATTCATAGCCATTGTTTCAATAGCTAGTTTTAAGTCGCTAATAGTTCCTTGTAAGTCATCATCAAGTAGCTTTTCAATAAGCTCATCTCTAGTTAAATCAACTTTTGGAACATCAAAGTCAAACATCTCTTGAAGTTCTTCAGGTGCTTGACCTATGCTGTAAGTTGTATCAGCACCATTTTCAAAGACACCACAAAAGCCCATACCTGGTTCGTAGTAGTAATTAGTAATGTCAAATCCCATAGCTACTAGTTTGAAACAAGCAGCTTCTGGTGGTGACCAAGCAGACATATAGTTAACTGTGAACTCAGCTTGGTTTTCGTTATATGGAGCATTGTCTTCGCTTTCGTTATAGCCAATGTCCCATTTAGTACCCCACTCATTGACACAGAAGCTATACCAATCTTGGTATCCATATTTTTTCTTGTTAGCTTCTTGTTGTGCTACTAGTAACACTTGTTCAGGATTGTCATCGCCTCCAACACGACCAGCAACAATGTCTAGTTCATGTGGAATGGGGATGAAGTCTCTTAAGAATCTACGATCCATCCAAGCATCCCGTGCTCGTTTAATCATTGCGGGATCTGTATGACGTATAGTCATTTTGTTTTCACACCAATTAGGCATTTGCTATCTCCAAGGGTTGTTGTTTAACAGGTGGGGCTACTTCATCAGCAGCTTCAGTACTGAATGGGTCGGGGATGATAACCTCAACCAGTACATCGTCATATTCATTTGTTTCTATCATCCAGTACTTAGTAATCGTCATTCTCTATTGACCCGTCATAGAACCAATCAAGGTACGAATGAATGCCGTTACGAAAGACATGACCATGTATGTGTGTCTCTTCAGCTAACGCTGGCTCTTCCAAACCAGCATCTTCTAATGAAATCATCTCTACTTTGCCACTGTCTTCCCATTGCATCTCATCAACTAAATCTAACTGTTTATCTAAATTCATAGCTAACTCCTATTAAATAGTTACAACCATTCATACTTTCTAACTAACTCTCCCTTAGCTAGAACATCCACATACCCATTTTTAAAAACACCTAATTCCTTACATCTATCAATATCCCGCATAGCTATTTCTAACTCTTTAGGACAATCAAAATATCTTTCAAAAGGCATTTCACCTACTTTTCCAATAACTTTAAAAATCATCATCAACTCCTAATAAAGGGCGAAGCCGATCTGCCCCCGCTTCAGGCGGGCAGTCGGCAAGTCCCGCTTGACTATCCAAGCGAAGGCTATGCAAGCAAGTGCCAACGTAGTTGGCGCACAGCTTGCCAGCCTGAGCGTTATTGAGTTTTTACCCATTGCTCATAGTCTTCAACTTGATCCTGAATCAACATATCTTGGTCACTTGGATACAAGTCTTTGAAGGTTACAAAGTGGTATTCACTGCAACAATGGGTCTTATCACCCTTCTCTGTTGTGCAATAACAACAGTACAGGGTTGAAGATTGCATAAGTTCTTCACGAACTTCTTCTCTGAATGTTTTCATCTTCATACAGTCCTTTTTGGGTTAAGTTGAGATAGCACTGACCTATCAGTTACTAACATGTAATTGCTTTTATTCATTGGGACAACAGTGTGTTTAACTTGTCTAGCAAGTTGTTCACCACATTCAGCACATGTTGGACGTAAGGCTCTAGCTCTTTGCGGTTCAACACGCACTGCATAGCAGTGAGTACATATAGGTAAATAGCGTTCATTCATGACATACCTTTCAATAGATAGTTCTATCTGCATCCCATTTGTCTGGGACATAGCGAGTTGATATGAATTTGTTACTAGGAACATTGAGAGGCTCATCCAGTGAGCTTATGAATTCTTTCCAAGCATCAGCATCCAGTATTGTTAGACCAGGAATGGTCTTGAGTCTCTCGTTCAGTTTGTATTCTGAGAGAGAGTGTTCTATACAACGGCATCCATGAAACCATTCGGCATCAGAGATACCATCTGTCATAGGTCGTATAACGACCATAGCATCAAGATGTATAGCGTGATACATCATGTGATTACCAGAGGTAGATTACGAATGGAACTGTTACAGCAGCAGCCATAACAACACAGGCTAAGTAATCTTTCCATGTGTAGTCGTAACGGACAGCATCCAGTTTTGTTTGAAAGATGTTGGTGACATCGTAGTGTTTACGCATAGCTATCTCCAAAAATGTAAGAGGAATAAAAAAAGGTAGTGGAGTTAACCACTACCTTGTAAGGATTAAGCACGTGCGAGTGCATCAGCCTTGAGTTGAGCACGTAATGCTTTGAGAGCATTGAGTGCGTCACGAACTTCCACTTGACGAGGATTGTCAAACTTCTCCATAGACCACAGAGCATTAGACAACAGTTGTTGAGCTAAGAAGATTTGCAAACCTGCTGGTTTGCGCTCTGTCATACCATTGAAAGCGTTGAAATCGAAATTATTTTGCTGTGACATGTTTAACTCCTTGTTAGTTGATGTCTGAGGGGGAACCGCCCCCCTCAAAGAGAGACGGGCGTGGCGGCTAGGGACCCGCACACGGGTCACGCAGTCCCGACGAAAGGAGGGATTGGCAATGCAGATGGCCGTGCCAGGACTTTGGGGCAGGGGCCCCTCTGGCGCGGAGCTCTGCTCTGCCAACCGCCACAAGAGGCGGGGGGGCGGATCGCACACAGTCATCCACTAACTTACAGAGGAGTTGGACTTGACACAGCTTACTAAAATAATTTGATTACTACGCTTGGTATGACTATCGGAGCGTTAACCAGCTATGAGGGTTGCAAATGTTTGTGCGACTTACAAATGTTCTTAGTAACAGTAGCGGAGTAGAAAAAAAACCCTCCGAAGAGGGCTGTAGATTAGTAGAAGATTGTTTCTGCGTACACGTTATCACTGCCATTTCTAAAGAATCTGGCAGTGAAACAATGTCCGAGGAAGATTCGAGAGTAACTATCTACAAATGTCTTGCACTCTTCCCAAGTACCATATTCTTCTTCAGCAACACCGTTCGTTCTGTCTAGGATTACTACACAGAACTCGAACTGAAGATTATCTTCGTCATAAGCCATTTCGATCTCACATTGCTCTTCGATAGCAGCTTCTTCTTCCTCAGTAAGTACTTCTTCAGGCACAGTCTCTAGCGAAGCTAGAGTGCTGTGTTCTAGATCGCCAGGCAAGCCTGTCTCTAAAATGATGTCTGTGAAGAAGTCAACTTCTTGAGCTGAAGCTAAGATCGAATGAAAGGATAACTGCATAACTAACTCCTAGGTTGTTGTATCACCTACCGCCCTATGCGCTACGTGACCTTAACAGGGAATCGCAGGGAGTCTCTGTTTGTCAAGACCTTTAGCCGCCAAGGGCGGTGATTTTGTGGGTCGCCTACTGGTTCTGGCGAACCACAAACAGAGTTAAAGCAATAGCTTTAACAAGTTACAGACTAATGGCGACGACACAAAAACAGTCTTTACAAATAGAGTACTGCGATACCATGGTAAGTCACGGAGCCCTTTGAGGAAGGAGGAGTACTATGTCAGCCGAAGACAGCCCATGTTTAGTCGGAGAGATAACAAAAACTGGTGAACTAATGTTGTCGGAGACTCAGTGCGGCTGCACCCCACAATCACAGTTTTTGTGAGTTCATAACTTGGGTGTAGGAGCGACGACTGACGAACACTATGTACCTACTGTGAGAGGTTTCAGCCTGTCTTAGATGGTACTAAATAGTAGCGGTAATAAACAACAGTGGCTGTGGATAACTTGTTGATATATATAGTTACGCTATACACCACTACTTAAGTTAGCGGTTACTAACTAATTTGTAGTGTTATAGGGGTAGGAGGGGCAAATATGTTTGTGTTAATAATTACTTATGGCAACTTATAACGCTGCTGAGTAGTTTTAAACAAAGGGGGGTTGTTAGACTAAGTACACCTGTAAGGGTAGCTACTATATTTGGATGCTCGTCTATACATAGACTCACACCAAACCTATATACATAGCTGTTGTATACCTGAACCTAAGAAAGAAAACAGTAAAAGAAAGAAGCACTCAGTGTCCTGTTTTACAAATATGCTGTCAAGTCCACTGAAAGTATTCATTGATATATATCTCTACCCCTGTAGACAAATATTGAGAGGATGATATAGTTCAGCCCAATAGGAGATGTATATGGCTAAATCACCAGCTTGGCAACGTAAAGAAGGCAAGTCCCCTTCGGGTGGACTTAATGCTAAAGGTAGAGCTTCTGCTAAGAAGCAAGGACACAACCTTAAAGCACCACAACCTGAAGGTGGT